AACCACGTCAGCAATAGCCTGCCCAGTTGCAACATCATAGAGCATCTGGGCCGCATTCGTGGCAATGTCAAGTGCAGAGCTAGTCATATCGTCCATGGAACGATTCACACCATCCTCGGTACTGGTGATGCCATTTGCAAAGCCCTGCCCCATGTAAGCGCCCAGCTCAGCCATAACAGTCGAGGGAGAATGGATACCGAAAATGCTCTTAAAACCATTCACGATCCAACTGCCCAAGCCTTTGATACCATTCCAGATGCCGGAAGCTACACTGGTCACACCGTTCCAAAGACCCTGACCGATGTTCTTGCCGACTTCCCAGATTTTCTTGAATACGTTACCAATGCCTTCCACCAAGTTGGACACAAAGTTTCCGATGCCCTCAGCAATATTCTGGAACAGATTCGAGATCCATTCACCAAAATTGGCAAACCACTCTTTTACCTTATCCCAGTTTTTGATAAGCGCAAAACCAGCCACACCAATAGCAGCAATCGCCAACATAATTAGTCCGAGTTCTGGTACCGTTATACCAATAGCAGCTGCAATGGTTGTCAGAACACCCATAACGGCTTCTCCAACGCCTGCCAATGCACCGCCTTCTCCAAACAGCCCCATAACAACCTTACCGATACCTGCCAGCAAACCGCCATCCTCAAAGAGTTTACCAATGAAAGATGCAATTTTCGGCATGTATGTCGTAAAGCCATTCTTAACCGTATCCATCAGAGTCTTTCCAAAGTCAGACCCAAGGAAATTCAGTAATGCACTGATGGTCGAACTGATGGCTGTACCATAATCGCCATTCATGGCTGCTACAACAGCAGACATCGAAGCGGTAATGGTCTCCGCGGCACCGTCGCGCATATACAAACCAATGAAATTTGAGAGCTTCTGTGCAATTGCCGGATACGACTCCTGCACTTTGCCCCATGCTTTATTGAATCCGTTCGAGATGGACTTCCAGTTATCAGCAATGGCAATGCCAAGCTGCATGGTAACCTTCTTTGCATCATCACTCATATTAAGCGCATCAGCAAAAGCTTCTGCATACCCAATAAAGCTATAACGCTCGTCCTGCAGTTCATGGAGAGCTGCCAGTCCATCATCCGTATTCTGCGTTCCGGCCTGTACATACTCGTTATACTTGTCGTATGCATTCGTGGTGCGCTTCAGCTGGTAGGACATATTTCGCAGAGCAGCGCCCATGTTGATGGTAGAGGTCACAACACCGTAATCACCATCTTCAAACAGCTTCAGAAGAATGCTCTGCTGGTTGGAATACGTCTTCATCTCCAAAGCATAGCGCTCATTTTGTTTATCGAACCTGTCAAGTTCAGCATTGTTAAGACTGTTCACCAACTGCTGATACTCGATTTGCTCTTTCAAATACCGCGCATATGCCTCTTGGGTCTTACGGCTCTCCTCACCGAACGCATCCTTGGTTTTCGTGTATTCTTCTTCTGCCGTAGTCAGTGCTTTAGCCTGAATCCCGATTTTCTTGTTGATGAGTTCGATTTGTTTGTTCGACTTTTCTGCAGCAGTTGCTGTCTTTTCGTACTTGCTGCTCCAGAAGCTGTACTCGTTTTCAGCAGCGCTACTTTCATCATCGTACCGGTCAAACAAATCGGAATATGTATCTTCGTATTGGGTTTTCTTCAGATTTTCCAGCGTAGCCTGCTCGTCCATCAGGGTGTTGTAGGCTTCGCGTGTCTTGTCGTTATTCTTGCCAACTCGTTTGAGAAGCGCGTCATATTGCTCCTGCGCAATTTTCACACGGCTGGTTTGCCGAGTGATCTTTGTGCCAATATATTCGCTTCTTTTCTGGGCAATTTGCTCATTGGTTGCAATATCGCCCTCGCGGGCTTCCCACAGAGAGTATTCCTTATCGGCTGCTTCCAACAAATATTTGTTGGCTTTCAGCTTCTTAGAATAATTCTCGGCAATCTGCTCCGCCAGAGTTTTTCCGGTTTTCTTCGGAGTTTTTCCGGTTTTCTTCGTCGGGCTGGTGTGGCCCGTCGTAGTGGGCTTTGTGGTCGTAGAACCAGAACCACCCAGCGTTTTCAGAATATCCTCGGCTGTTGCAGTCGTTCCACCAAACACGCCGCTCAGGGCACCAACAATATTGGTAGCTTTATTTGTAACATCAGTCTTGGTTGTATCCATGCCGCTAAGAAGGGTCGAACGGATGCCGCCATTCAATGCCAAGAGACTGTTCTGCACTTCATTTGTCTGGCTAAAGCCAACGCACATGCCCGCCAGAATATTGCTGGCATCTCCCTGAGAAACGGTACTCGGGCTATGAATACCCCAATAATTTCGGAACTGGCTATTGATGGTGGAAGAAATATTGCCGCATGCTGCCGTAATAGCAGCCATACCAGCAGAACCTTCCATCCCCTGTGCCAGGCCCATATCCAGCCAGTAGCCGTTTTCCTCCATCATGGTGCTAGGGGAATTGATACCAGCTGTTTCTCTGGTAGCATCCTCTACCGTTTTGGCCAGATTGACGCTACTTTCCCGAACATCCTTCTGGCTGTTATTCATGCCTTCTGCCAGTTTATCACCAACAGATTTGCCATACTCGGTAGCATCACGTTCGTCTGCTGCTTTATTGGCTGCTCCAAATAGGCCATCTAGCAAGCTGCCTTCCTTGAACCAATTTGCAGGGTTGAATTTCTCGCCAATAAAGCTCGTAATATTCGCCCACAAACTGCTTAAAGCACCCTTAATGCCGCCTCCTTCACCGCCACCGCCATCCCAAGCCCATGCAATCAAGTCGATGATGGTCTGGATTGCTACAGTACCCAGCGTGAACAAAGCCTGTCCAATGGGCTCACTGCACTGCACGATAACATTACAAACCGTCACGATAAGCTGAGCCAGTGCATTACCAATACTTGGTGCTGCCTGCGCAATGCCATCGCAAACTGCCGTAATAATAGCCGCAATAGAAGTTGCAATGGTCCCGGCAATCGTAGCCAGTCCTTTAAAAATACCAGCTACAAATTCAACCAGCAGCCATGCCACAGCCTTGATGTTGGCCAGGAACACCTGAAAGCTCAGACCATTCAAGGCGCTCAAGCTCTCGCCCAACCGTCCAAAGAAGTCCGCAGCGGTTGTAAGCGCCACCATCGCACCAACACTAACTGCCAGTGCGCTGATTGCAAGAGAAAGACCAATAACAACAGGTGCTACTGGAGCAAGTAACATTGCCGCAGCTCCAACCACACCGAATGCACCAGCAATAGCCAACAGTCCCGTTCCGATTTGTGCAAGGCTCAGATTGCCAAGTCCTGTCAGAGCCGGAACCAGATGATTGATTGCCACAGTCATGGTGGTCAACGAAGCCGCTGAACCGAGGGTGCCCTTGGTCAAATTCAGCGCAAGGACGAATTCTGCAAGAGCGCCACCAATTGCAATGAGACTCTTTTTTATGCCCTCTCCGTCCAAACCGGAAATGGATTTCATGGCGCTGCCGAGAACGACCATGCTACTGGAAAGAATGAGCACGGAAGCCGAGCTGGCAAACATTTTCTTTGAAAAACCTGCAACAATTCCAAATGCTGCAAACTCAGTCAGCGCAGCGCCGACTGCAATCAATCCATTTTGAATCTCGTTCAAATTCATGCTGCCAAACTTTGCAACTGCAGACTGAAGAATATTCAGAGCCGTTGCCAGCAGAATAAGCCCGGTCCCCTTCAGAACGCCGAGTTTATCAAACTTGGATACTGCCAGAAAAGCGCCAAGTTCAACGCAAAGAATGCCGATTCCCGTAAGACCAACCTTCATCTGGTCCCAGCTCAGTCCGCTCATGGCGTTTACAGCGCTCGCCATGATCCGGATAGCTGTCGCAAAGGCAATCATTCCGGTAGCGCCCTTCATGAACTTACCGCCAGTTTTGGAGAGCACGACCGAAACAGCAGTAAGCCCACCCATGATAGAGCCAAGAGCAACGATGCTCGAAACCAGCTTTCCACTGTCAATAGATGCCAGTTTTGCAGCAGCTCCTGCCAGAATGAGGGTACTCGATGCCATAGCAACCATTGCCACTGACATTGCACCAAGCTTAGCGCTTTTCGTTTTTCCGCCAAATTTATCGAGCAGCAAAAATGCACCGACAAGTTCGCCAATTGTTGCAGTAAGTGCGCCAATCCCGCCAGCTAGTCGCTCCGGCTTGATCATGGATAGCACTGCCAAAGATGCCGCCATAATGGCAACAGCCTTTGCAATCGTCATCATTGTTTCGGCTTTCTTGGACTGCTTCCATGCATCAATTGCCTCACCAAGGGAGTTGAGCACATCTTTAATAGCATTGACGGTGTTTTTAATGCTTCCAATAACATCACCTGCACTGGAAGTCAGCTCTTGCGCTCCCTTCAGGAAGCCCTTGACACCGGCAAGAATACCCACAACTAAGCCACTGTTGATAACATTTGCAAGTTTCTCGGTGTCAAGACTATTAAAGGCTTCTTTTGCACTTGCGCCAAACTCCTTGAAAATTTTATCCGCTGAAGAGCCAAATGTGTAAAGCCCTGGTGCGATAAAGTTGATGAAAGACATGAACCACTCGCCAAGGGTCTTTAACGGGTCGAACACGACAGAGACGTTATTCGACACATTGGTCAATACCCCTGCAAAGGCTTGCATTCCTTCGGACACTTTCCCAATGATCCAGTGGATACCATCGAGAACGGTCTTAAATACGGTAGAATTGTTGACTGCATCGGCCATCTCGACCAAGCAATCGCCCAGTGCTGCTGTAATACTTAAAAAGCCGCCAGCAAGTGGAGATGCAGCATTGAATACTTCTCCCAGAACCTTGCCAACGGCTAAAAGTGCATTTCTTCCAACATTCAGCACTGCAAAAACGCCACTAAACGTTCGCTCGATTTTATCTGCGGTTTCATCACTGATGCTGAGCTTTGCAGTAAAGCTGTCAATTGCTTCGGCAATGCTGTAAATCTGTTCGGCGTTGACAGGAGAAAACATCTTCTGCCATGCCTTCATCACAGGTTGAACAACTTTTTCGATAGCCTCAAAAATGTTCCAAATAGACTGGATCAAATGCTCTCGGCCAGAGAGTTCACCAATCTTTTTTGAATACGTATCCAGATTCAAACTGCCGTCAGCGATTTTCTGATTAACCTCTTCAAAACTCTTTGCCAGAGCTTTAACCTGCGTCGGGTCAAGCCCCTTTGCCATGAGCTCCTTGTCGCTCAGTTTACTCAGTGCCTGCAACTGCTGGGTGGATTCATCCAATCCATTTTGAAGCTGCTCCGCAGAAACACCACCCTGCTGCAAAGCCTTGGCAAAACTACCAGCATCATCAATCTGTTTTTGGCTGATGGAACCATTTGCAAGCATGACCTTTTCCAGCATCTGACTATAAAAGTCAGCACTGTCGCCCAGTGCGGTGCGCAACTGCTGCCAGCCGCTGTTCAGGCCACCCTCCAGCACCGTATTACGGGCTTCGGACGACTTGTTAATCAGGTCTGAAAACACATCACTGAACTTTGTAAAAAGCTCCTTTGCCTCTTCAAAGTCGCCGATAACAGTCTGCCAAGTCTGGGTCCAGCCGGACTGCAATGCCTCTGCCAAGGTGTCTTTCAGCTGGCTGAAAGTTTTAACCTTCGTTGCAGCATCGTTTGCAGTCTTGCCCATCTCCATGATTTTCTTGATTTGCTCATCGGTATAGCCGATGGATTTCAAAGTTTCCTCATTGAGATCGCCGGTGAATTTCTGAAGTGTCTCGGTCAGAATAGAAGAAGTCAGCCATCCCTTGGACAAGGTTTCACGGAAGGAACCTTCTTTTGCGATCATACTGTCAATGGCGACACCATGCACACGAGCAGTTTCTTTCAGCGCGTCTTGGAATACCTGGCCACCCATGCCTGCGTTGACCACAGAGTTCCAGTCCTGCAACTTCACAGTACCAGAAGCCAGTGCCTGAGAAAGCTGGTACATGGCGGTACTAGCCTGCTGGCTGGTCGAACCGGATACAGCTGCAAGGTTTGCAATACCCTTGATGGCTGCAACAGATGTATCCAAATCAACACCTGCTGCTGTAAATGTACCAATATTACGGGTCATTTCCGTAAAATTGTAGATCGTCAAGTCAGCATAGTGGTTCAGCTCGTCCAACGCAGCATTAACCTGGTCCAACGTAGTACCTTTACTCGATGTGTTTGCCAGAATCGTCTGAACCGCATTGATCTGGGTTTCGTATTCCTGAAAGCCGCTAATAATAGGGTCAAGCGACAGAGCCTTTACGAGTCGTTCTCCGGTCGCGATGGCTTTGTTGGTAATGTTGGTCAGTGCCGTAACGGCAATTACATTAACAGCTGAAAACTTGCTCTCGATAGATTCCAGCGCTCTGGTCATTTCCGAAAAATCGACCTTCTGGGAGGCAGAGCTAATGCGCTCAAACCCTTTTTCTACGCCTTTGAACTGAAGTGATTGCTTCAGCTTTTCTAAGGTGCCCATGGTCTGTCGGGTGCCTCTCTCGAATTGCGCATTGTCAAATTGCATTTGAACAACACGCTCATCGACTTCCCTGCTCATTCTCTCTTTACCTCCTCCCATGCTCGCTGAGCGATTTTATCAAAAATCGGCTTCATCGCCGGATTGATATAGTCTGTTCCCTGCACATATCCGCCGTTTCTGGTGCCATGTCCGTATTGCAGAATTACCGCAATGGGCACACCGTCCACAATGTTCGAGTTCGACCATGTTATGGTGATGGAGCCTGTCCCCTTATGAACGACATAACTCCAGCTGTTTGCAGTTGTTCCGGTGTCCTTCGGCGTTGCCGCACGTAATGCTTCCACACCTTCCTGACCATACTGATTCAGGATTGCATCCAAATTCAGTCTGTTGGCTCGTTTCAAAAAATCGCTCGTTCGCCTGAAATCGCCTTTTTGTCGAAACATTACCACTTTTGGCATCGTTTATCCCCTCGTACCAAATTCCTTCAGGCGTTTTTCATTCAATGCACGCTGTCTGCTAAGAGCCTCGCTTTTGCTCATCTTCTTAGGCGGCTTCCGTTCCTCGTTGCAAACTCGAATCAACGTGAATAGTCGGTTAAGATGCCACTTTTCGCATTCCAAGGGAATATGGGCGGCAAACATACGCGCATAAATTGCCTCGCTTGTCAAGGCTTTTACTTTCACCTTGATCTTAGGGCGAGGCTTACTCTTCTGCGGTATTCTGGGCTCGCACGGTTTTGGCTCACCCGGAAACCAGGTAGCCGTCATCGGTTCGTCCATATATTTGTAAATGGCTGCCATGTTCGATTCTGTCAGTCGAAGATACACGCTCGGTTCAACACCTTGCGTAACCGTCATGCACCGTACATAATCGACCATCTGTTCCCTTGTCAGTGAATCGTTACCGAAAAAAGGAACATGCCACTTCATTTCCCATTTAGACAGGGAGACAAGCGAATGCTCTAACCGGAGCGTTACAGCGTTCAGCTGCACAAATTCCTGCGTTCGTGCATCCCAATATTCCTGTTTAGGAATTGTGATTTTCAGCATTCTGCCTGCCTCCCTGTGCTGTTAAATGTTAGCCGTTAGGCAGTGCGATAGGCGCATTGCCTGCGATCTGAGGTGCGGGTTCAGCCTTCGCAGGCTTGGTATCGCACAGACCATTGATAAAGGCAATTGCCTTCTCCGTATTGGTGACAAGCGACATGTAGAAATCGCTATAGGCCTGAGTGGCCTCGAAATCTGCAAAGATCTCCGGGCTCTTCTCAAAGCGACGGCCGTCCTCGCTCTTCTTGCCGTAGGAAATGCGCAGAACATCCTGGAACAGCTTAACCAACTCCAGCTGGCTCTTGGCGTTCACGATCTTCTTGATGTACGCCTCCATGCCGCCCTCCTTGGAAAGCGACAGGTTCAGCACTTCTGCCTCAGTCAGATTGAAATAGAAGTCTTCGGTACGCTCGGTACCGCCAAAGTCCACATAGGTCAGAGTTTCGGTAATCATTTTTCTTTCTCCTTTACAAAGTCGATTCCATTTTGAATGGATCAGGTGGTCATCAGCTTGATAACCTCATCCGGCAGCGGCAGATACGGGGTGGTGTTGGCAGTGCCGTACAGAATGTTCAGCAGCTTCTCCATCTTGGCCTGAGGCACCTTGGTGCTATCCAGCTCCATATGGGCGGTGGGCTTATAGCCAGTCACCTTGACAGGAGTGGTATCGCAGTCCCAGCTGAAGGTCTCAGCGTCCGGGCTGTCATTGTAGGACTCGTGACTGCGTTCAGAAGGAGATGCAGTTGCGCCCCACACCAGATGCAGGGTAAAGCCCAGCTCATCATCTTCATCGCTGCCAATGAGGGTCTGCCAGGTCAGACCAAAGGGTTTACGCTTCTGCTGGCTGATGGTCACGCCAGGAGCCACCTCCGCGCTGCCGTCGCACTCGCCGAACTCAGGCGGATAGAAGTAGGCCTCCGGGGTGAAGTTATACTTCTCGCCTGCACGGATGCTGCCGTACTTGATGTTATCGGCCCACAGGTCGGTAGCATCAGCGCCATCCGGGCTCTCCTTGATTGCGGTAATGCCGTTCCACGCCACACCCTTGGGGTAAGCGCCCTTGTCCTGCTTATACAGAGCAACATTGCTAACACCCAGCTGGTACTTGCGCTCGCCGGTCTTATCCCATTCGATTTTTGCCATTCGAGTTTCCTCCTTTTTAGAAATAGATCGTTATAACGTCGTGGTACAGATTATCAGCCTTGTACGGCCGGTCATAGTGGCACTTAGCCATTTGCATAAGTGCTTTCGTTATTTTGGAATCCGGTCGCGAATCAATGACTGTCAGCTGATAAAAAATCCGCTGCAAATAAACTCTGTTATCGGCAGCGGCATTCTGTATTTTGGATTGTTCATAGCAGATACATGGGTAACTCATTCGCAGATTTGCCGGGGGTTGGTAGTACACATTCTCTTTACCGCACGCATCTTTTACGATTTGGCGCAAAATAGCGTCAAGTTCCTGCCGGGGTTCCGCCATTGTACAGTCCTCCAAGGGTAAGTGTCAGCCGCGGATAGTCGATCTGCACTTCTGTCACTTTCCATCTAGCACCCATAATCTCTGCATATTTGATGGAGTCAAAGTGCTTGTACAACGTCGGGTCGGCCAAAATGCTCAAAGTATTTGCGATGGTTAGGTCGTCATTTACTTTGTCGGCAGTCTGGACACGCCGGGTATTCTTTAAAAGCTCGCCATAGCAATCATGCTCGGTCACTTTTTCTTCAAAGATGCTCGGCTCCGTTTCAACTGTCTGCACCAGACCGATTTTTCCAAACCACTTGCTCATAGCATTTCACTCCATTTTGAAGTTAGATTATACTAACTTGATTTGCAAAAGAAATCAGGCCGTTGCGGAAGCTGCCCATGCCTGGGTCTTCACAGTCTCGCCTGCGGTCACGGTCACAACGCCGGTGGTACCAAAGGCAACGGGCAGCAGGTAGTTTACGCCCTCGACGATGATCAGGCGGCCTTTCTGGAACGCATCCTTGATCTCAGCCTCGGTCACGGTCTTCTTGAACGCTGCATCAGCGTACAGCTTGTGGTCTGCAGTCTTGCCGTAGGCCATGTAGTTTGCAACATGCAGGTCATTGCCCTGCTCATAGAGCTTGTTCAGCATATCGTTTTACCTCCTTATCAGACCTTGGAAGAGTTGGCGGCATCCATCTCGATGGCCATTGCGCCATACGGAGTGGTCATTGCACCGGAACAGCGAGTCTCGATCAGGTAGATCAGCTGGTTGTAGTCGATGTTGAAGTCATCGAACATGTTGACCTCGCCGCCCTTATCGGCACCCACGGTATAGTCGGCCAGATTGACCACGATGCCCAGCAGGTCGCCGCCCTTGGCACCCTTGCGGCCTTCCATGCGAGGAACAGTAACGATCTCCTTCACGCGCAGCTTCCGGGCCAGAGCAGCCTCGTCAGCGTACAGCGGATGGCCGATGCCGTCCTCCAGCAGCAGCATGTCAGTCAGCACATCATCGGTGGTGTAGAAGGTCGGAGAGCCGGAGCCTTTGTACTCCTTACGGGCCTTGATGATGGACTTGATGGTTGCCTTGGCCTTGGCATCCTCATTTGCATTGGTGCCGGGCTGAACCACGACCTTGATGGTGTAGAAGTCGTCGTCATTAAAGATGGGACGGATGTTCAGCTCGTTGATCTTATCATCGCTGGCATCGTCGCGGCCGTCACCGATTAGGAAAGCCATGCCAAGCTCCTCGTTCAGCTTGCCGCGCTGCTCCTTCTTGACAAAGCCGACCACATCCATGGTGGACATATCAACAATGTCGTCACGGTCGAAGCGCTGCTTCTTGTAAACGGTGGTCGGAGTGGTGGAACGCTTCAGCAGCTTGAACACCTGCTCCTTCTTGTAGTTACCCTTGATGTAGCCCTTGGCGCGAGCCTCATCCTCGGTCAGGTCAGCAAACATGATCTTGACGCGGGCAAACGGCACATGATGGACGCTGTTCATAACCTTGTCAACCCATGTCTGGTCACGGTCCACAATGCGGGGTACCGTATCCAGATTGTGGTCATCCGGGAACAGGTAGTCCATGTTCTCGATGCTGTGGGCCAGCTCATCGCCGGTAATGCCTGCATCCAGGAAAGCATCGCGCAGAGTGCCGTGCTTGCTGGCAGTTGCGATAATGCCGTTGATGTCATCCAGACTGTGCTTCAGCACAGTGCCGCCGTTGTCGTTCTCAAAGCAGTGGTGCATAGTATTGTCCTCCTCACCATCACCCTTGTTGTCGCTCTCACCGCCCTTGCCTTCATCCAGGGCAGAGCCGATAATAGCGTAAACCACGTTCTTCTGTTCCTCCGTCAGAGTATCAAATACCTCCTTGACGGTCTTCTCGTTGGCATCAGCCATTTTGCTTTCTCCTTTCTTATCCTTGTCGGTTTCGCTGGAATCATCCGAATGCTCCAACGTTTCGTCCTCCAGCGGGTTATCATCCGGGTCCAGCCCATGCTTCAGGCTCAGACCAGAATCGGTATAAATATAGGCCTCGGAACTGTCTGTTTCGGAGCCATCTGCAGTGTGCTTCACGACTTCATCGATCAGGGCACCGGGGTTGCATCCGGCAATTACCAGACTCAGCTCCTTGATCATGCCGTGCATTACGGTTCGGCCTGCTTTCTGGACGCCGTTTGCAAAGATGGACATTGCATCAATGTCGCCATTATCCACGCAGGCCTTGGCGGTCTGTCCGCTGGACGTATTGTTCAGCTTGACGTAAGCGTACACGCCTTCCTTGCGATTCTGCAGCAATGCGTGACCCAGCACATTGTCGGGGCTGGAATGATCATGGTTCCACACAACAGGAACTACCTGACCATCACATTCCTTAAACGCATTCGGCGCAATGGTCAGGCCATCAAAGCACTTCACGTTGGCTTTGGTCGCCCAACCGGAAAAGTCATAATCGAAATTGAGTGCCATTTTGAAGTTTGCACACTCCGTCCTGCTGATCTGCATAGTCGTAACCCTGCTCGTCAGCATAAGTTTCTTCGCCCTGTATGGGCATCCCCTCGTCAGCCGAGGCAATGTTACGGTTTGCAAGCTGGTCGGACTTCGGGTCCTTCGAGGGCTTCATACCAATCACCTGCCGGAACTCGTTCGGGGTCATGATCTCGTTGCGAGTGAACTTATCTGCCATCTCTGCAATCATGCTCACCGGTGCCAGACGGAACGGATCACGGAAGAACATGATGCTCTGACCCTGCGTCCGGGCAGTCTTCGTCAGGAACTTCCGCTTGAACTCGTCTGCAATCGCCGATATGACTGGCTCAATGATACGATTCATGTAATTGTTCATCGTTTTCTCGTCCGCAGTACCATTCAGGATCTCCTGTGTCACACCCAATTGACTGTATACCATGTTCGTCAGGTATTCGATGGATTTCAGAATGTTGTTTTCGAGACTGCGATTCAACTGCACGATTCGCTCTGTGCCGTCCGTATAGGCAATGCCATACTTGGAGCCGGAAAGTTGCTTTTCGATTTCAGCCCTGCGCTGTTCGGCCTGATCTCGGCGCGCCTGGCTCTTGATGACATAGGGCAGCTGAATGATCATGTCCAGCTTTCCGCTGCCAGCCTGTTCGTCCACCACATCCAGCAAAGCCAGTTTTCGCACCAGCTGCTGCATAGTGGAGTTCGGAGCATTCATGACTGCGTAAAACGGATTTTCAATCAGAGCCACCATCTTCTTCGGGAAGGTAATCTCCTCCTTCTGTCCAGTCAGCTCGTTGAACATCCGCACACGCACATGGTTCGGGTACCACTCCACAGGCACACCAACGCGCATGGAGTAGATTTCGTAGCTGTTGCTGTAGCGCGGGTCAAAGTTCGTTTTCTCTGGCACAACCGCTGCAACGCCCTCTTCCAGAAAGGTCATCACGATGTCCTGAATCAGCCCTCGGCCGGTCTGGTCGGCATTAGCTTCAGTATTCAGGCAATAATTAAGGCCCGAATCAATAATCGAATCAAACCGATTATTTTCATCGAGCTTTACGTGGTTGATCGTAATGGATGCAGCATCCAGCGCGATGCGGTTATAGATGGCATTGATGATGGTGCGTTCACTACCGCGAGAAAAGCGCATCCGGTCAGGGCGATAACTGTAGCCACCCCCATAATACCTGCTTCCGGGAGGGTCCCGGTTGAGAAAGGCGTTCCAGGCGTGTTTCAGCCTGGAGCCAATGTTCATCTCCATTTTGAATTTTTCCTCCCCGATTAGCGCCGAGTATCATATCGAATGTTGTTGATTACTCTTGAAACAGCATTCTTTCCAGTCTTAGCATAAGCCTCTTTGGTTTTCGCCCATGCGGCATCGGCGCGATCAGATGCAGAGTTCGCCTTATTGAAAGCGGTGTTATACTCTTTTGCCGCCGCAGATTTGTTCTGAATCGTTGCGAGAACACGCTCAACACGATTGCGGCCAAGGGCATTATACTTAGCCTTAGCATCCTTCCAAAGAGCATCGGCATGGTCACTTTGCGCACTTGCAGAATCGTATTTCTTACGGTAGTCTTTGATGTTTTTGTTGATTTCAGCTTTCTTCTGCTTACGGCGAACTATGCCTGTAGCATCACCTTGCGGACGAGCTTTGCGTACTCCCCATTTCATGCCTTTAACACCATAGTGGTAGAGTTCCATGGTGCCATCATTCCATTGCCACATTGTTTGTCCTCCTTAACTCAAATAATCGCTCATCTTGCGTTCCATGTAAGCGGAGCACTCCGAAACCGTCTTGTTGCCCAGCTTGGAAACGTAGCCGATTGTGTTTGCTCCCACTTCTTTTGCAATTCGCTCGGCATTGTAGCGCATATACAGCTTGTCCACGACCTTCGGATTGGTCTCTGTCACCGATTGCAGACGGACAGAATCTGTATCAAACACGATCATCGGGCGCTTTGCATGATAGCTGGAGTATTCTTTATCGTTATAATCCAGCAGCGCATTATAACCTTTCTTGCTCAATTCCGCATAGAAACGGCTCTGTGCCGCCACTTCCTGTGCGTTATGGTTTGTCAGAGAAAGGTTTAGAGCTTTATAGATAGCCACTTTTTCAGAAGCCGTCAGCGTAGTGGGGTCTTTCTTCAACGCATTCTCAGCTTGCTTAAAAAGCACCTGCTGGGTAGGTCTGCGCATCTTCTCTTTGGAATCCGCTATGGATGCTTCAAGATTCTGCTTGAACTCTTTCTCTTTCAGCAGTCTAGCCGTAATATCACTGGCGTTCTCATCAGAAGGCACCTTCAGCTTCTTGACTGTTTCCAGTTTCAGCTGATAGACCTTCATGCTGTTGGCCTTGTCGCGCAGTGTGGTAGCCTTTGCCAAATCCGCTTCGCTACCGGAAGCGTTCGCCTGCTTTTCTGCCTGCTTGGCATCGTAGTTGGCTCGTGTCATCAGATTCTTTCCGAAGAGCCCCATGTACTTGTCACTGTCAGCCTTCTTATAGGTGGCGTAGAACGCGAAATTCTCGAAGTCCTTGGAAGTCTGAATCCGAGAGAAAGTTGTGCCCTTCTTCAGATATCCGTCAACATACTGCCGACCCGTCACTTGTGTGCGAGCAGTATTCACACAGTCTTTCACTCGCATCTCCATTGTGGATGCCATGCGCTCCATTCGGCTTGCGTTCTGACTTACACCATAACGCTTCCGTCCTGCCGGGGTATACGTGCCGTCAGCATACTGGTAACGCCTTACGCCCCACTTCTGGCCTTTGATGCTGTGGTGATACAATTCCATTTTGAATTACTCACCCCTCTCGCAACTTCTGAATTGCAAGAGCAATGCTTAACGCAGAACTGGTAATGGCGAGAACGCTTCCCGCAACCTCCAAAGTATCACTAACGGCTTCCCGGCCGGAATAGACCTTCTTCGGATTGAACATATCGTCGTACTGTTTCTCCAGCATGGCCCGATTGATCCGTTCCCGCATCTCCTGGTCGGTCATCTTGCTTAAATCCATCTTTTCTGTCCTGCGAGACTGAATCTTCATGGACTTGTCGCTCAGCGTTTTCAGATTGCCAGCCATCTGGTTGCCAGCATCTGCAACGGATTTTGCCCGTTCACGATCTTCACGAACCCAGCGATTCGGGTCTTGCAAAGCATCCGTAGATAGCTTATTGTCCTTCTTCTTTTTATTAGCGGCAACATCCCGATCGTACCGTTTCTTGCCCGCATCGGTCAGACTGCCATGAGTATTCTGGTAGCGCCGAACTCCCCATTTCATACCTTTGACGCCCCAGTGCCAAATCTGATTATTGTAGTACAAGCTCCATCCTCCTTCTTTATAAAGTATTGCAAACATACCCCCCCCCCGTGTTATACTGGGCTATCCGCTTGTTTTTATGTGTGGAGGAGGTCTGAAACTATGTCTGATTCTCAACTGCGTCCCGCAGATTTCAATTACGAGATTTTACCTTGCGAATCTCATCCCGATTTCGATGATTCAACTCGTTATAAAAAGGTCGAGTTCCCCGAGCAGGCAGGGCTTGCTGCCAATTCATTATTGCAGCTGGTTCCTGCGCAAGCTGCAGCTGACGCTGTTTCCAATACGTATGTTCTCCGTTTTCCAAAAGGCATCCATGGCGCATTGTTGAACTTGAATCAGGGCGGTCAGTCCACAACGATGGTGGATGCCACCGGACATTTTGCAGGCACTGCTTCTCTGTATAAGGTTGATCCCGCATCAGTTGCTGCTTTTCAGATGTTCAGCGTTGCTTCCTTTGCCACAGGACAGTATTTTCTCGCAGACATCAGTTCCAAGTTAACAGAAGTCAATCGAAAGCTGGACGACCTTCTGGTATTTCTTCAGGCTTCCAAACGCACGGAATTGCTGTCCGAACTCACATTTGTCAAGTATGCGCTTGCAAATTATTCGACCATCATGCTCAGTGAACCGCAGCGTATGGCTACCATCGGCAACCTGCAACGTGCAAAAATCAAGGCTGTGGCTGACATGGAGTTCTACACGGAGCAGTTGGAAGATTCTGTTGGTGCAAAAACCAACGAAAATCAGGCCAGAACCGTATTGCAAAACAAACAGGGCATTGACCTTGCTTCCCAACTGTATGCCATCAGCACCATTATGGAAGCTTACTATGCGCAAAATTGGAACAAGTCTTACCTTGCGAATATCAAAGCCGATGCGAAACCTTTGTTTGCTCTCAGTCAGAACCGCATGATTGGTGCGCTGAAAACCTTCTCTGATAAAATAAACAAGGAAATCGAAAGCAAAAAGAAAGGTCTGCTCAAAGGCGATGTGTCTGCAAGCGAGCACAAAATTCTGGAACTATCTGATGCATTGAATGCGCAGCCAGAGTCTCCGCTTCTTGTCTTGGTCAAGGATGCACTGGACAAGCCTTCTGCTCCTACGGAACTTTACCTTCGTCCGAACGGCGAAGTCTACCAAAAGGTCGTTTGATTTACTCAAACGCTTCTCGATTCAACTTCCACGCAATGTAGGCATCCATCATAGCAGCCACTGCATCGATTTTCTGGTCGGAACGGCGTTTCAACAGCTTGCGGTTGCCGTTCGTATCCTCCAAAGCAATACAGTTGCCCATGGCGAATTGCATAAGAGCCTCGTCAAAGAGCAATTTTCGCTGTTCGGAGAGCTTCTTCAGCTCACCCAAAGGAACGCTCTCGGTCTTTGCGCCCTGAATGACTTTCTCCACGCCAAAAGGCGCATTCTCTGTACACCAGCGTTCTACAAAGTCCTTGGCATTATAAGGGTCATACCCAAAGCACCGGACATCATAGTCATTCTGCTGAATGAAGTTATCGAGGTCATCATAGACCTGCATCATATCAAGCACCGTGCCATCAAACACCTGTAGTGTTCCTTCCTGCATGAACTGGTCGTACTTCTGGCGCATGGCCTGTGGGAGCTTCGACAGTGTATAAGAGGTAATGTAATCTCTGGTTTTCACGCCAAAGAAGCCGTTCGCCATTGGGAACAGGAATGTAAACGCACAGAAGTCATCACCCTGCGACAAGTCTGCGCCGAGAGCACAAGGCATCTGCCAGTAATCTCGGTGGCGATGTGGCAGGGTTTCTTCATACGGAAAGAAGTAGGTATACCCCTCCATAGGAATGTTAAAGCGCTTGGCCAGAATGTCGTTTCTGGAGCCAGGCGCTTTTTCTGCGCGTTCTACATCCAGCTGATACGTTTCGTAGCTGACAGTCTGTCCCAGATTTGGGTTTGCCTTCAGCCACATATCGGGGTTTGTAACTTCATCGATGGAATCCAACTTGTAGTACCAGATGGACACATGGGGGTTGATGTACTCCCCTTTCAGGATGTCCATTAACTCCATTTTGATTGTATCACCACAACCATTACGGACGGTTCCCTCTGAGCTGGTCGCGACAATGAGATAGTCCTCGTTCTTCGATGCACCCTGTTCAAGTGCACTGATGGGGTCCTCCCGAATGTCGCAACTCAGCCATTCGTCAACGGTAGCCACACGGTCTCTTCGCCCCTGCAGCTTGTCAATAGTCATGGGGCGTACTTCCAACAGACTGTTCGTCAAGAAATTCTCGATGCCCTTCTTGGTCGATGCCAGTTTCACACGGTCAGATTTTGCGCCGGTCGTGTTTTGCAGGCTTCCCTCCGTCATAAACTTCAAAAGAGGTCCCTTCGACCGAGCCAATGCTGTACGGATCGGTGAAAGAACCTCTTCTGCTTGCTTCATGGTTGGTGCTGTGGTGCATTGCTGGGTGGTCGATACATCCACGGTCAGAAAGTAGCTCTGAATGAATGCATCATACATGGTCTTGGCGGCACCACGAGGAATGATAAGATACTGCTTCGTGATAAGCCGTTTCTTGATACGCTTTCGCTCGTAGTGACCACCATGCCCTCCGGGATTAGGCACATAGATACTGCGGTCCACAAAGTAGTACCAGCCGAATATCTCTTCTGCCCAGAGCTTGAAGGAATCCAGCAGTTTCAGGTCTCCGCCGTCAGTAAGGGTCAGTTCGTTCTCGCAGAACTTGACAAAACCTTCAACTGCTTTATCGTCATAGTAGATGCCTGGGTTTGCAATCAGGTCATCAATCCGGTTCATCTCCATGGAGACTTCTCGGCATACCGGAATTTCACCCCGAATCACGGCCTCTCGAAACCGGCCATAATAAATCGGCGTGGCCGTGTTTGACAGTGCCATCTTCTGGTCTCCTATTATAATAAGGTAAGCGCTTTACTCTTCCGGGTGGTCATGCTCCACATTCAGCCGCCACTCCATTTCGGATGCGGTGTTCTGCAGAGCCTCTTTGGTCACGCTGCTTTGTGGTACATCGAAACCCAGCAGCCGCACCTTGACTGCCACATAAGCTTTCACGGCTTCCACCTTCACCGGGTCAGCAATGAACTGCTCCCATGTAGCACTTTTGTCGGAAATGAAAAACCCCTCTTTCGGGCCAACGCCCATCTGGGAAAGGATCATCAGCACAGTGTTGATGTACATGATGATGTCCGGGTCGAATGCCTCATAGTCTGCAGGCAGACCTAGCAGCTTTTTTACGGAAGTGAGAATGCTGTCCATAATTGCTCCTTAGTCCGGGATACACTTGTTGTCCCACTTCTTGTAGGCATCCAGATAGGTCTCGTTCTTGTCGCCATTGTGAGTGATCTCGTAATACATCCCGTCGGATACGGTGGTGCTCACAAGCGCCTTCCAGTTCTGCAGAGTTTTGCTGAACCATACGATGAACACATCCTCCATCGTCAGCTTCTTGCCGTCGGTCACGTCCACATGGGCGTTAAAGTAGTCCACTACCAGCTGCTTTGCGCGGTTCATCATCGCTTCGTTATTCATGTCATTTCCTCCATGGGCAGGTATCGCCCGGTCTTCGTTCTGTGAATACTGGCTCCAGAATGCTGCCATCCCCATAATGGATAGCCTTGTGCGTCCGGTCGGATACGCAAATAACATTATTGGGGTCAAGTAAGCACTCTCGGTGCTCCAGCACGTCTTCTTTTGTGATAGGGTTTATATGGTGAATGATGATGCGTGGTCGGATAAGCTTTCCGTCTCGGACAACCCAGTCCGTAATCTCATGGTCAGGAACGCCAAGATCGCACCCCATGTCTCGAACAATAATTTTGTCACGAAACATCCGCCACTCTCTGGACTGGTAAAAGTCTTGATTCAGGTATCGGTCAAAGCCGAATGTGTCATGCCCAACAGCACCATGTAGTTGCAAATAATGAAACCGGTCTTCAAAGGTCGAATACTGGCAAAGCTCAGAATATGTTCTCTGATTCATCGTTATCTTCCACCCCGCCGTATTCCCGCATTGCCTTGATTGCCTCCTTGTAAAGAAGGGCGTTATCTTTGGCTGCTTGAATAGCATCTGCTTTTGCATGAAGGAGTGTATTCTCTGCTTCCAGCTTTTTCTTTTCCAGTTCTGACTTGACTGTGGCCAGTTTCAAAAAGTGGGTCGTTTCAGCTGAAGATGCCGTTCCTTCACGCAATCGCTTCTCCACCAAGTCCATTGCCAGGGAAATCATCTGGTTTTCTCGTACTTCTGGGGACAATGTTGGCCGCATGGGAGCCACGTCTTCAGAAGCAGCTTTCTTTGTCCTCATTTTTGTCATCCTTCTATTCTGTTTTGATTTGGTTTGTACTAGAATCTTGCCTGTTTCCCACACTTTTCAATGGCTTTTGTAAGAGTTTATGGGAGCCGGTCGTGGTGTCTTTCTAATCATTTGAAAGGAGAAGAAAAATGAACAAACGACAAATGGAGGTTGTTTGAAGAGAGCACCCTCCCATAAGCTCTTACAAAAACCACCGAGGCACAGTCTACACCCTGAAACCTCGGCAGTAGTTAAAACCCAATTCTCAATTTTCCCTCCGGGGAAAAATCAAAGATCGGCGCGATTTGGGGAGGGGGTGTATTTTTCAAGCACCCCCCTATACCCCTTTTACGCTGTTTGCTCTCCAGGAGCGTCATCTTTGATATCGAGTTTGAGCTTTTTGTAGATATTGAGCGGGTCATGGGCCACGATTTGGTCGATAGCCTGCTCAATTTCATACGCATTTTCTGCGTCCGTGAGCTGGTCAGAGGTGTAAGCCATCCGCATCAGCAGCCCAGACGAGTTATAACCCTTGTCGGTGTCGAACCGATACCAGTCCTCAAACTGTTCATAAGGACTGTACGGGTTGTCAACAGTGGTTAAAAAGCATCGAATCATAGTTCAAAGCCTTTCTTACTTGTTAAGATTGTCATAAATCGTTGATTCAGGAACACCGCAAGCCTTTGCAATCTCTGCATAGCTATAACCGTTTGCCAACATTGCTTGTGCTTTACCTAACTTAGCAGAAGACAACGTTGTACTTGCTTTTGGCATTGCTCGTTTGATGATTTCATCCGACTTTGACGAGTTCAGAATCTTCATCAGCTTGGAATCAGAGATTGCACCAGCTTGAACTGCTTCCCATTCACGATCTGTGAACGTAATCTTTGTCTTGCTGCCGCTTGCACCAACAGAATCGCGTGCGCGCTGCATCTCAACAGCGGCAATCTTCTTGATTTCTTTCTTGTCCTTCTTATAGTCCAAACCTTGAGCCTGTACTTTAGCCTTAATATTCTCGTTTGCAATAATGGTAGCACGCCGTTCTTTCGGCTTATTACCAATAACTGCATTGAGCTTAGCGTTAATAGACTCAACCTCGGCTCTATATTTTTCGGCAGCATCAGGGCTTTTCTGGATGCCCTTCATATTTACAGCCTCTTTCCGCGCCTGATTAGCCAAAGCCTTCAGTTCATTTGAAAAATCGGCATAGTAATTTTCTTGAATGGTGCCGGAGGATAGGTCTCGTGCGTTAGGGTGCATGGAAATAAGACTTACTTCCGTCATAGCTTGTACTCTCTTGCCCGTTTTGGGGTCAATAAAAGTACGCCCAGACTCCTTATATATTTTTTCGCCCGTCTCTTTATCGATTCGAGCACTTCCTTTGCGCTCAGGCACTCGAACGGTCTGTTTTCTTCTGGATGGGGGCGCGTCTGCACCGCCATATTTTTCAGTGCCGTCCTCTTGCACTCTGATTTGCCATTTTTGCTTCAGCTCCTGGATACCATTTTCGCGTTCAGAACGTTTATAGTCCAGCTTATGCTTTTCCGCATCAATAACGACCATGGAATGCTTGACGGCACGAGCAATATCGCCTTCAGGTGCGCCGCGAAGAGTCATGTCAGTAATAAGATTGGAAATAATCCCCATCTCTTTCTGCTTTTCCTCTTTCTTCATGAGGCGCACGCCATTGGGATTTCCTTCAGGCACAGCATATGCAATCTTGGGGTCGAAGTCTTTCAAATCCTTCAGAGCGGGGGTGGATTTAATATCGACTTTGCTCGACTTTGGAATTGCTACAACCGTATCGCCATCAAAATCAGCACCAGACAAACGTTCTGCAACTTTTGCGTTGATGCCAATTGCATCCTGCACATTGCCGAGATTTCTACGCCCGGACAAATTCTTGTTATTGACCGTTACAATAGGAATCTCAAAGGTTCCTGCATGAGGAAAACGAACCAATGCCAACTGAGTGCCATCAGGATATGTAGGGCAATAGCATTCTCTTTCGCCGATTTTGGACAGTGGCAAAATAACCTTTGTCGCCTGACCTGGGAAAGAAGATGCTTTCAGGGTCATCGAGTTGCCCTCGCAAGTATCTGCGAAATCAAGCAACAGCTTTTTCCGAATCGTCGGATTGTCATACTGCATAATCTCGTCATATTCTGCCTTGCGGTCGGCAACAGTAAGATCCAATTGTTGTTTCAGAAGTTTGACCGGCTGTTTGGACAGAAACTGCGAAGAAAGGTTCTTTGCCATGGTGTCCCAATCGCCTTCTTCTTTCAGCTTATTGATGGGCGACAGATGTTCTTTTCCGTCCTCACCAATATAGGTGCTCTGACCATTTGCCTTGATAGATGCGCCGAAAGGATTATCGGGGTCATCTTTGATAGGCTTTAAGACCTTCATTTTCGGAGTGCCGGATTTTTTGTTGGTGTTAAACACCACATCATAGCCTTCAGGAATATCGTCAGAATATACAGCCATGCCTTTCAGGTAATGACTGTCATCCACCATGATACGAACCTGCGCATAATGCGATTTTCCGAGGTTCAGGTCAGCAACACCTCTCCGAATCTCGATGACGCCATCCTTGTCCAGACCACCTTCATCACCATAGCGAATACAAACACGGTCAGAACTCATGCTACTGGGGCGCTGAAGCTTCTTGAACGTTTCGCCACCATCTTCAGAATGATACTCGCCAAGAGACTGGATCTCATTCTGATGCTGATATGCATATTTCTGGTCATATTCCGGCTTTGCCAGAACAGTGATGTTGGTCTGCTGGTTAATATTTGTTGGCTGACGAATGCCAACGCCATAACGCTGATATCCGTGCTCTGCCTCTAAAACAAATATAGCATCGTCCAGATCACCTTCTGAAACGCCCAGAACCAGATTTGTACCTTCAGAAACATCGATCATGCCCTTCTTATCGACTTCCTTACGCAGGGTCTCGGCAATTTCTTTGGTTCTTGTATATTTATCAGGTTTGTCGTTCTTCAGCATCGAACGAACCGTGGATTCAGATAAGCCCATCTCCCGACCGATTTCTGTGGGGCCGAGCCCATCCTGAGATAAGGCACGCGCACGGTCATATTTGAGCTGCTGGCGTTCGTGAATGGCTCTGCGTTGTGCCATACGGAACTCGGTGGCACCCATCTTATATTCTTCGGGAAGAGAATCATTGATGGTTTGGAGAATATCCTTCTCCTTCATACCGCTCTTCTTCAGCTCCTCAACACGCGACAGAAAATCGCCTGAGCGCTGATAGGGATTCTCGCCAGAACCCCACGGATATCTGCCTGAGTGACGCTTGGTGCCATAATGCTCCAGGATACTGTCTTCCGGTGCGATACCGAAATATCCTCGAATCTCTCTCTCTACCGGATTCATGCTGTCGCTCCTAACTTCAGTTCAGTAATGATTTTGTTGAACTCGATAATTTTGCTAATGATAGGATCGATGTCCTCACAAGTCGGATTCACAATCCAAATATCATCGTTCTGGTAGATGCGGTTTTCGATTTGAATATCGCGAGGTTTAACGCCATACTCCAAGCAGAAAAGCGCATCATAGATGAAGAGCTGTTCCATGTGTGCCGGTACCAGACCAGTCTTCAAATCGTGGATGCGCAGGAAGTTGTTTGCAAAATGAATTGTATCGGCTGTGCCATAGCAGTTCTCTGAATAATAAAGAACCACTTCCGGGGTCATGCAAAAGCCAATTGCATCGTTGACATAGGAGTTGAGCGTCTTCTTACTCCGAGGAAGCTTCTGTCCTAACGCAATGCTTTCTGCCGCATATGCATGAAGCCGTGTTCCTCTCTCCTTCGCCTGATAGTTTACAAAGGACTCTGCAATCCGGGCAGCATCATAATTGATCCAATGATACTTACTCGCTCCCAGAAAAGCGTGCTGGCCTTGCAGTCGTGAATGATCGTTCCAGTTCATCCAGTATCTCCTCCTTGTTCTCAGGATAAATAAAAGAGGCATAACTCATCTCGTTCATCTTGGCTACGTAGTAGTCTTGATTTGGACGATGCGATGCCTTTCCTGTCTTCTTTCCTTCGAGTGCTGCCCATTTATCTCGATATAAAACCAAGAGATCCGGAATCCCTTGAATTTCATTCGGGTCAAGATGAACGACCATGCAACCGGGAAAGCGTTTCTTCAGGTCTTTCACCAATCCTGTTTTGAATTTGTTCTCTAGCATACAAACCTCCAAAAATAAAAGAGGAACAGCATGTTTTTACGCACACTGTTCCTCCCATAAAAGAGCAAGAAATTTACGCGGGGATATTTGGTAATATTTGTCAATCTTTTAGAAGGGTAAAAATATAAGGACTGCCACAATCGTGACAATCCTTAAACTTTCACCTTACAGATACCAAGTAAAGGGAGCTTCCTCGTACATTTCAGGAGGACCTGCCCGCTTCTCTGCATTCGGATACATATATTCGCCATAATCGTTCTTCAGACCAGTCTCATCATCCCAATAAGGCATAGGCCAATCAATGTCAGAAATATCATAGACCTTACCGCAGATAGGACAACGCCACTTTTCCTGATTTCGTACCTTTCTCATCCTGACACCATTACATTCGCACCAGGGCTCTTTCACATGAAGTTCTGTATCGCCGTTGTAGTAGCAGCGCACCAAATTATTTGCACTGTCCAACGTAGTCCACTCGTGATAGCCAAACTCATTCTCATACTGGGCCATAAACGGAATTTCACGCTTTTTCATAACTTTGCACCTCGTAACTCAATTATATAGTTTTTGTTATTGTTTTACAAGGTGAAAGTGGTGGTCCTCTTGGCCGATTCGAGCAGAAAACTCGCTGTGGCCAAAAACCCATTTTTATTTCCAACTATTATATATAAAATTTTTAATTTTTTTATTAAATTAAGAAAAAAGTGGGTTTTTGGCCAAACAGCATATTTTTAACGTATCTACGTCAAAAGTCGTGGCCATTTTTGCAAAAATTTTTGGCCACAAAGTGGGTTTTTGGCCATAAAATCGCCATTTTTTCATGCATTGACAACTATTGACAAGAATTCCACGAGAAAAAATGGCCAAAAATTCACACCGTGACATTCTTTGACAAATCTTGACATCAAAAAGAAAAGGCCCTGAAATTGCTCCAGAGCCTCCCTTTTTCAGCGGATGATGCCTAAATTTTCAAACATTGCCATGACAGAAACGTATGTCATGAGTGCTGCAAAGATGAGCAGCATAATGAACAGGTAGCGCCTTCTCTCAGCTTCCTCTTCCTGCCGTTTCTTCTCTTTCAATGCCATGCGCATCATGATAATTTCCTTCAAGTCCTTAGAAAATCCCATCCAGAGCACACCCTTTCTGTCCCAAGAATATCAGTCTTTGACCATGATGTCAAGGTTGATAATGGCCACTATCCGTCTGCAACGTTCTCCTTTGTACCGGAAGATTACAGCAGGAATCATCGTGTCATACTGGATTTCGCTCACGGGTTTTTGAACAGTCGGATTGGCGCCACGAATGCGCACCCAAACCTTACCATCGTCAATACTCTTTTGGTCAATGCCACAAATATCATGCATCACTTATTACACCTCCTCCCGTATCAAATATCGCGCAGAGATATACAAGAACTGTTTCAAAGGCATCGCCTGCCGAGGAGTATCGCCCAGTACCTCGTAATAAAGCGGCCCATGTGTCTGCTTCCGAACCACAGCATAATCTACCGCCCGACGAAGGAGCCTGTCCATCGCAATGGCGCTCGTGTGATACTTCACGCACAGCTTTCGGTTAATGTCCACAATGGTTGGCGATTCGTTGTTCTGCAGAGCGTTTTTGAGAATATCGATAGCATCGATGAGAGCATCAAAACCGCTCATCCAAACAGGTACACCCATGCTATCTACAAATTCATATGTAGTCATTTAGCTTTCATCATCTTCTTTCGGTATTTTTCGCCAAGAGCTACTATGTGAACATAAGTCATGGGCGTAAAATGCATACCCATCTCCTTATTGAGCTTTCGACCTTCTGCGGCGGAATTTCATGCTTCCGAGCAATCATAACGTAAATATCCGTCAGGCTCGCAGGCGTGAGTAAGCCAGACACCATCTGAACACCGATTTCCACAGCCTCGTCAAGGTAGGTCACGACCGCACCTCCACATCCGGCAGAATATCCGTGTGGAAGTAAAGCTTGTAGTGATACGGATCGGTATGAGTGCCAGTGATATCCTCAACAACATACATGGTGTACTCGTTCAGGTAAATATAATTCTTCTTATACTCGTTTGGGCCGGTCTTCACCGTACACACAAGTTCGTTGTTATCGTTGTTCGAGATGGACATAGCGCCTTCCATTTCAAGGATAACGTTGTCCGTACGTGCGTTATAGACCGTGATCCGGCGCTCAGCTTCAAAGTAGTTGGCCTGCTTGGAAATGTTCCGATTCACCTTATCCGCTTCGGAGCAGCTGCACAAAACCACACAGCCCACGAGCATCATCAGACATGCAACAACGCAAATAATACGATTTTTCATAGTTACTTCTCCACTTCCTTACTGATTTTCACGAGTTTAATGGCAAGCCGCAGAAGAAGAATCTGGATTTCCTGGGCGTTCTTGAGCATTGCCGAAATATCCTGCATTGACGAATGACTTTTTACTATCAAGAACACATAGGTATTCGGGTCAAACGTTTCTGCATAGCTTACCAGCATATCCACAAAGTCCTCGCCATTAAGATTGACCATAAATATTCCTGTTGAGGTATTATGGTAAAGATTTACGCCGGCTTTAGTTCGGAACATTCTAAAACCGAACTCATCAAGTGCGACAATATATCTTTCATCAATTTCTTTCATGCTTACTTCACCGTGCTCCCTTTTCCCGTCTGCTCATCCTTCGGCCAGTACGTGTAAATATCATCGAACACCACCGGGATCTTGCTCTGCAGTTCCTTCAGCAGCGGGCACATCAGTTCTCTCATCTGAGGATGGGCCGCCACAGGAGTACGCAGCTTGAAGATGTTGCGCCATTCGCGGTAGTTGGCTGTCACCACGATCTCGGTCTTCAGGCACAGGGGCAGCACACAACGAGCCTGTTCGGGGCGATAGCCGTTCATAAGCATCAAAAAATAAGTTTTTTCTGCCAATTCGCAGGATTCTACCCATTTACGATAGAACAGGCGATTCTGCTCTTTATCGATATAAAACGGCTCCACAACGGTAATGCTGCCCTCAAACTTCTCCTTCGAGTAGTTACAGTACCGGGTGCTCTCCTGTGCAAAGCTCGCAATGCGGTGCCGCACCAGCTCATTGGCCACGCCACGGTCGCACATAAACAGCACGCTCAGCTGAGAATGCTCCAGCATAGCCTCATGCCCCTGCTTCACCAGAAAGCCCACCAGCTTCTTTGCCGACTCACCGTCCGGCGTGATCTTGTCCTCGCTCTTGTAGCAGACACGGGCCACCCGCTCGATCTGCTGGAGCTCCTTGATGCCGCCTTCAGAAATATCAGTGAGGATTTCGTACTTAGGTTCAACGATTTTCATATGTTAGCAATCCTTTCTATTTCGGGATCTCGCAAAATAGAATCCCAGTCTCTAATAAGTTTCCGTAAGCCACGATCATCTGCTATTGGATTCATCGTTTCTTCATCATATTGCAATATGACCTTTCCTGTTTTGCTGCATCCAAACCCGCACTTAGGGCATTGAATCTTATATTCGATTTCAAATGTTGCTCCTGTGGTTGCTGTGCTGGACGCAGTTGGCTCCACCTTTGAATAGCATACAGGGCAGCATCTCATAGATGGTCCTCCTCAGCTTTCTTCAACTTACACTCCCAGTCGCCGCAAATATCTCCGCAAGCGAACTTCTTCGCGGTCTTCATGCCTTTATGGATGGCCTCCTGCTTGTCGGTCGCCCTGACTTCAAAGGTCTGATGCCCACCGCCATTGTCTGTGCAGGAAAATATAAAGGTGTACTTTCTCATACTTCTAACCTCTCAAAATTTAATGGATCATACACGTACCCCATCGGCCAGCCCAGGCGTTCCAGCCAGCACGGGTAATAGCGAAACGGAAGCTCCAATCCGAACCAGTTTGTGTTCAGAATCATAGCCCCTTCTCTTATGGCAAGCGCGAAATGGAACATGAAATATTTTCTTGATGCGGATTCCACTCGGTAAAATTCAAGTTCTGGCAAGCACATAAATAATTCTCCTAGTCCTCTAATACCATAACGATGAAGTCAATAATGCTGTTTAAAGCACCGACGATTTTAAACAAAATATCTTTCACGAGATTCTGTCGTTTTGGGGTTATTACAGGCGCTCCACACCTCCAAATATCTACGCTCGGGCTTTTAACGACGTACTCTATCGGCAGATTATTTGCATACAATGTTTCCACTTCTGTGCATTTGTCAATCAAGGCCATGTATTCTCGCATCTCATTTGCGCTCATGCCGCCGTAGCGAATGCTTTGAAGTGCTTGATTATATAAGTATTCCTCCAATGCTTCTCACCTCACAGTAAAATCCGAAACAGCGTAAACCAGATCACCTTCAGCGTAGCCACAATAATGATCAGTCACGCGCAGATAACTATGGTCAAAGCCAGCACATGTCCAAAGAATGTGCCAATCTTATCCCAAATATCAGGTCTCTTCATCTCAATTCCTTTCTACACTCGATTTCATCTGCCGAAATATCGTAATCAAACGCCAATTCTGTTTTGGAAAAAATCTCTTTATCCTCTTCATCCGGTTCATTCCCGACGGGATATGCTAGTAATTCGATATTCTTGTAGTAGAACACCTTATAAAACGTCTTCACCCCACACACCTCCTCACAGCGTCCACCCGGCACTCCGCAGCGTTCAACTCGAAAATAGCCGCATCCACAAATTCCGGGTCGCAGTTCTCAAAGTGGTTCCGAGCCACTTCCAAATCCCGCAAAGCCTCCCGCAGGGTATTGACCGTCGTCGGAATTGGCTCCATGCGGAATATCTTTTTGACATACTCAGCGATTTTTCGCAGCATTTCTACACCTCCACATCTTTGTTACCTGACGAGCCGTGAGCCAGCCCTCAACATCATCATGGCCAAGTAGCTGTGCACCCATCGCCTCGATAAGCCCTTGCTCAAAGCCATAGGAACCCCAACCCCAAATGCCATCCCAGATACGATTTCCAGCAGCATCGTATGCAATAATTTGCTCACCACCATCATGCCGTCCGCCAGGAAGAAACTCCTGATTGTCCGGTCTGTCCATCTCTGGCCAACGGCGTCCATAAGTATGCAGAACCTTAGCGTGCTTCAGCAGAATATCAAGTTTCTGCATCTCGGTCATGTGATTCCAAACCCGGAGTTTCCAGGTTTTCCTAGACATGTTTCTCATTTCTGCATTTCCTTTCGTCAGCCTCCATGGTCTTTGCGATTTTATGCTGAATATAAAGCACACAGCCAGCCTAACTATCACACCCGAATGAAGCCAATAGTCCAGCAATAGCATTCAAAGAGTTCAAATCCTCTTCAGCAAATATCATTTGACCTTTACCCTTGCTTCCTCAAACTTCAGAGGTTTCACCGTGCCCTCCCGCGCACACTCCGTCAGGCACTCGTTGCAAGGCTCGTCCGTCTCCAGTACCTTGAAGTTCTTGCACTTCGGGCAGTAGGTTGCATAATCCACTTCACGCATCCAGTCATTCATCAGACTTCATCTCCTCCACAATACCATGAGCCACTGTCTTTTTACAAATAGGGCAGTATGAAAGTTTCATATAGGAATCATGCAAATGTGGTGCATTATTCCATACTTCTTTAGGTACTCTGTGCGTATCGCCACATTGCAGGCATTTAATGCGCACTATATCTAGCGGTTCTACTACGAGATGTTTCTCCAGAAACTCCAGGTTACACTTTGTGCTAAACCTATCATCCAACTCAGGATGGGTCACGCGCTGGTTCAGTGCCCACAGAAGGTTCCAGCAGGCAGCGCGAAGATGATCCTCATCTTCCATACCGACCATGTACTTCGCCAGATGCCGAGAAGCACTATCCAGCAGCGAATGCAGTGGGATACCCTTATCCACATTATGCTCACCATACTTCAGCGCACCCTCCTCGCAGTGCTTGCTGACCTCCATAATGCCATACCAGGGCAGAAGATCCATGCGGCCCTTTCCTGCATGCATATCACGCTTTGCACCGGTTTCAAATTCGGTGCGGTCGCCAGAGTCTTTAATCATAAAACATCAATCCTTTCTTACTTAATGAGATTTACATGATGCTGGTAAACCTCAACAACATCTCGCGGATGGTTCTTTTTTCCAAAGAACATTGCAATATGCGGGTAATTATCTCGTCCATCGTTACGGCAATACAATTTTGTGGGAACTTTGTAGCGAGGCAACGCTTCTTCGGTATACATGATTTTTATAAGTTGAATCTCATGATACGTCGCCTTCATCTTCTGAATAAGTTTCTTCTTGCTTTTTCGTGAGATATTTCCCATCAGCAGGACCTCCTGATACGCCCCTGCATAACCTTGTTGGGAATATCCAGCCACCGGATTTTGCATTTGTCCTTGTAGTCAGGGCGCCGCCTCTTAATTTCTTCAATCAAGTCCATGAGACAAGCCGTTACTTTCTCGAAGCATTCTGCAATCGCATTTAAGACATCTGCTATTTTCTCACAGGTCGTCGCAGTAAGCCTTAAAGAATCATAAATATCATACTCCATAGAATTTCCTTTCGTTGAACTGTTTCTTTTGCATCAATGCTCTGGAAATGGCCACATCGATACCGCTACGGCTCTTCAGGTGGTAGAACCAGAGATCCTTGAAAGGTGTGTTCAGCCGGTCAATCCGCCCAGAAGCCTGCTCCATGACCTTATAGGAGTAGTTCTGGCTATAAAAAATAATGGTATCCGTCTTGATACAGTTCCAACCTTCTGCTCCAGCGTTGTACTGTACAAGATATACCCATTTATCCGTATCCGGTATCGGTTGATGCTTGTGCCCATTCCACTGAGCCACCTCCACACCATTGTCATAGGGCAGATGCAGGAGAATATCCAACTCATAGTCAAAGTTATAGAAGATGATAACTCTCGGGTGTGTCATGCAAATATCAAGCACTTCTTGTTGCCGAGATTCATCCGCATTGACCACCCTCCGCAGGCTGGAACAGAACTCACTTGCTGTTTCAATAGGCCGTCCTTCCCATGGATTCCACCGGCTCATGCAAATATCTTTGTACTTGCGCTGGTCGAACTCGACGTAGATGTTCTCATGATGCGGTATCGTCTTCCGCTCAAAGTCCATATCAACCAGAATCCGTTCCCGCAGACGTATCAGCCTGCCAGTGTTCAAATATCTGTCAATTTTGGGGTACTTTGAGAAGCGACTATAGACCACGTGCTCATTATTGAACTGTGTCCGGTTCCGGTAGAATCCATTTGCAATGAACACCGGAATATAATCGGTCCAGCAATCGCCAGGCGTGGCACTCAGAAGAATCCAGTCGTTTTCCCTCGTAATACGTAAGAAATCCTTCACCCACGAGCCATTGCCCACAACACGCTGTTCATCGAATATGAAGAACGCGCGTTTGATGCCAATGTACTTGCCGATGTTATTCCAAGAATCAATTACGACTTTGTGGTTGTAAAGGTCAAGGCTCTCATCAGTAGACATGAAAAAGGGAGCGAGTTCTTCGTCCCACTCCCCTGTGTCACGTTTCCGTGCTGTTGTGATAATATAAAGGTCTTCGGGCTCAACCATCGGAACGTACTCTTCTGTGTTGAGCTTTCCATCGAACATCTGGTAATAAAATGCCAGCCCCGTTCTGCTTTTTCCGCTTCCCACCCCACCGCACAGAATACAGCCCAGTCTCATTTTCTGGACTGCTTCGAGCTGGTAGTCGTAAAGCTGAACTCCCGCCATCAGAGCAATCACCTCATTTCTTTGTGAACATGAATGGCTTCAGGATAGCAATGATTCTCGTAGGCCAACAGGGCAATTGTAGCTTCCTCTTCATCTGCGCCCTCGCCAAATATTGTGTATGCAAATATCTCTTTACCCTTATAAGTAAAGACTTTCCAACGTCATTTTTCTTTCATCCTGATACTCCTTTGTTTTATATGTGTATTTTCGGACACTTGCAGGCCATACAGGATTCGAACCTGTCATGCTCGCCCTAGCGAATGACCCATATAAAAGAGCCGCAGATTTCTCCACGGCTCCCGAAAATATCGCGATTACTGCTTCGGCTTCATACGCACAAAATATCTTTTACCGTCCTCGTTCTCAATCAGAGCATAACAGCGGCGAAACATCCTGGTGTATTTCTCGATCATCTCATCCGAAAGAGAGCCAAAGTCATCTTCGGTCAGGCCTACAATCAGAAATGTACCAACCACATAGTCGTACATCTGAGCGTTAGCGTTATAGAGCGGCCGGTTGAACTCCAAGCCCATGAGTTTGCCCTCATCATTGCAAATAAGAACAACTTTGTCATCCCACGGGTAGGTTGCTTGAATCAGGCCGCCAACCTCTTTCTGCAGAGATTCCAACGAGCCATCAACGTCGATGACCTCCGGTCGGCACATCGGTTTGATACGCAATACTTTCATAGTTCTTCTCCTTTATTAAAAATATAAGTCTGAGCTGCTGCCTCTGAGAACGCCATTTGCGACGTGGGCACTCACCGGCTGGACCATTCAACGGAAGACTAACTCCTGCACTCAGAAATATCATTTAATAAATTTCGAGGTTTGCGATGCGCGCATCGCGACGCTTCTGCTCGATGATGTCGGGAGCAACATAGCTGACATTCACCAGATAGGACGGGATGCCGTAGTTCTTTGCAGCGAGGTTCTCGATGATGCAGCCACGGTAGCCCTTGTCCTCATCGTAAATGCCGATGAAGCGATCGGCCTCGGACAGTTTCTTGATGCTCTCGCCGAGATACCAAAGAGCCATATTGGTGTTCTCAGGAGGATCATCCTCGAAATAAGTCGGGATAACCTCCAGCTCTTCGCCAAAGACAGCCTCTGCAATCTTGTGCATCTGCTCCATGGATGCTTTAATGGCGTATTCCGTGCGATTACGCATAGGAACACTGATAAACAGTTTCTTCATGTGCTCCTCCTTAGTACGGCAAATCGTTCGGATCGTTAGGCTCAGCTATCTCGAGCTGCTCATACTTAGCAGCATACGGGTCGGCATCTGCGTCCTGCTCTACGTAGAGAATATCCGCGTACAGCGTGTACTGGCCGGGGTTGTTCCGGTTCTCATACAGGTTAGCCTGCAGGTTTACGTTCTTCACACGGATATAATCCAGCTGACCGATGTTCTCAGCATTGCAGGCAACCTTGCGGCCAGTGGTGGTGATCCAGAAAACCTGCGGAGGCCACTTGGAGTCCATGTTGACCGTCACCGGAACGTAGAAGGTCGGTACGAACGGCTCATCGTAGGTGTAGTTGGGGTTCGGCTTGGTCTGCTTGACGTTCAGCCCCATTTCGATGAGCTGCTGAGCCTGCTCCTCCGTAGGGATGACCACGTTCACACGCCGCCGGGACGAGCCGTAACGGTCGCGGTTCGGGTCGCCGGAGAAATTGGTGTCGAAAATAAACCGGGTATTGTCAATATTTACCTTTGCTTTCATAATAGAAACTCCTTTACTCTTTTTCTTTAGTGCATCGCCGCACTCATTTTTGCCAGCAACCCCGCGATACCATCCTTGGTCTGCGCAGCCACCTGATCCAGCTCTTTCAACACCTTGGCATAAGCGCCAGCATCCTCGTTGGTTTCATCCGGCTTACACCACTTCTTAAAGACCTTGTGGAATCGGCTATCATTGCCTGCCATTTTCTTCACAATAGCCATAGCGAGGCCCTTTTCCTTATCGAAAATATCATCAGGCCCACACTTCACCACAGTCTTGGTGCCATCCGACCACAGAACAATCGTTGCCGGGTCGTTGAAGATGACCTTACGGATGCATACACTGCACATGCCGAACTTCACAATATCATTCTTCTTGGCACGCTCCGTGGACTGGCGAGAGTAGTCAATCGCCATCCCTTTGTGTATAGCCCTTGCGAGTTCATGATTGGACATAAGCATCACTGGGGCAACTCAGGGCACGCGTTCCAATTCCAAGCATCTTTTTCCATTTATCTCACCTCATAATTTCTTGCAGCTTCGTCCTGAATATCACCCCAGGGTAAATCAGGCTTCTGCCAAGGTGGCATTCCACCATCATCCGATACGAACCATTCCAGGTCGCCGTACTGAGCAATAGTGTCCGCCGCCTCATCAACCATCTTGTCGAAATAAGAGCGGTCAATGCTATCCTCCAGATGGAGGTTATAGACCATCTCACTTTCCAACCAGCGGTAGTCTTTGGCTCCAGTGACCGAATTGTATTTCGTCTCACCATCGTCTCGGACACCCGCTTCACGCATCAGCAGCGCTCCTCCGCATCCGGGTTTGATAGGACAGAACTGACCAACACGCCCCACGAAAATATAATTGTGCTCGTCTTCGGGCAGAGCCTCGTTTTTATCGAGGTAGATTGCGCCCTTAGATACCGACTTGGTTTCGCAAAGGTCGTCGAACACAATATCTTCGTGGGAGAAAAGCGTTTTAAACACATACGGCACCTGAAACTGAGCACCAGTCGCAGTCCAATGACCGCCCTTCTTCTCGTTCTTTTCAGGAATATAGCCGTACTGTGCCTTTGCTGTATCTGCATCGAGATACTTTGCAATATAAACGGCGTTATTTACAAGGCACATTTTTTCGTATGTAGCCTCATGCTCAAACGTGTACCCGTACTTTTTCGCAAAATCCATGCAGAAGTCGATGATTTCAGGCGTTGCATCCGGAATCTTGATAGAGTCCGTCTTGATGTGCGCCACCGTGAAACCACGCTGCTGCACCTCGTCCTGCAGAGTGCGCATAAATAAAGCCCCTCGAAGCGCCACAATGTTATTGGCGTTCTTGGGGTTGCGGAATGGATTATCAAAGGTTGCACTGGTCAGACCGTAAACCGAGTTGATAGCGATTTTCAGAGCCTGCGCCAACGCTTTCGCCTGTGCGGGGTCATCCAAATATTTGGACAACTTACCGCCAAAGAGCTTCTTGGCCTTGTCGTACTCACCATGTTTTACATAGATACGTACATCCATCAGGTCATTGAAGTTCTTGGTGTAGTCGCCAAAGTAGTTTAGAGCGACGGCCGAGTGTGGGTGCAGAGAGGCAACGTCCAGCAGGGCGATGTTGTAGTACATACCGGGTTCGGCATAGACATAACCGCCAAGGCCCAAATCAGTACCACGGAACATATTGTGCATTCGACCATCTTCGCCTCTGACCCACTCATAACCCGGGAAGGCGTTGATGATATTCTTGTCGGTCAGAATATCAGGCTCGACTTCTACCACCGAATCGGACTTACCCGTAGCTAAATCTGTATAGACTAGCTGAGGATGCTTTTCCTTGCCGAAAATAATGCGCGTGGTCAGGCTGTTGGTAGTGTCGTTGACGGTCATCCCAGCAACATCTGCCAGAATTTCACGTGCAACAAAGTCAGCCTTACGATCTTTGGAGTTGAACACTGCTTCGGTGGCGATAACGTCATTGTCGCAATACTCCGCGACCTGTTCCCATTTCTCTTCGGGCACCGGCTGGTTCCAAGGTAAGCCAAGCTCCTGATGATGGATACCCAACTCAATCTCGAACTTTTTCAGTCTCTGTTTCTTCGACGAGAAATCGAAAATATCCGTGTAGGACAGGTTATAGGCCTCACCAAAGAAGCCCATACGGTCATTGATAATACGGTTCGACAGTGCGTACAGCTGCTCCGTATTCCAGCCGAGCATACAAGCCCAAAGCATGTGGTTATCGTATTTGCGGTTATTAAAACCAATCAGACGATATTGTGTCAATTTCTCAATATCCGTAGGGCTAGGATTGATCAACCGATTCACCGGCTTGTCCTCACCGGCAAATTTCCAGTTGACCAAAAAGAGATTCGGAAACACCTCACAGTCGAAAAATACGATGGGCGCTTTCTCACCGTCATCAACCTGCGATTCAACATCCTCTCTTGACTTGAAGTGCATCTTTGCCGTAATCTTCAAGCAGGCATCGGCCTGATTCGTGCTGTTTACGGCAAAGGCTAGAATCGCATTGCGCATGTCGTCCACATTATAGGGAATCCCACTCTCGTAGGCTTCATCCATAATATGAGCGATAAAGTCAATGCTGGGTTTAGTATAGGGACTGATTTCTTTTGCGAGGGCTTTCTTAATGAGTACCCGCAGGTGTTTCTCATTTTGAATCTGCTTCACATCGACCATTGCTTTTTCTCCCTTCAATGGTAAGCCGCTGCTGATTTTGGCAACCGGAATATCATTGCACTTGGTCAGCATTCTTCTCAACGAAGAATTTCCGGTGAACACCTTGACCTCAATATGCTCATCGTATACACGGCTCAGTTTGCTTGCGTCCCCTGTGTAAATATAATGCAAGTGGATTCCTGCACCAGATTTACTCAGTTCTGCGTAAGTAGCAGGCCACTTAGACGCTGCCTCCAGATTTCGCTCAAAGCATTTCTTGCCATCGTCGCCCGGAATATCAAAGTCAATGACGATGTGAGTCTCAGGGACTTTGACATAGTGGAGCTTAGAAGTAAGAATATCTTTGAGCAGCGTTTTGACATTCTCCCACTTTTGCGTAGGAGTGCCATTTTCGTTCGCATACTGCGCAGGACAGTCCTTGCAAATGTCATCAAAGAGAGAATGCTGCGGTTTCAGATCAATCCATGACTTGGATGGCTCCTCCTTTGAAGCTGCTTCTGCAGGTGTGGGGTCGGCAAATTCTTTGAACTTGTCTGCCTTGAATCCGCTGTAGTAGCTTCGCACTCGTTCGCCATTCACATCTTCTGCGCGTTCCTTGTAGTCCGCAAAGTAGTTCATCAGCTCTTCACGGAATGCACGCATCGAATACGGATAGACAACCTTTGCTCGCTGGTTATACTCGTCATACATCGCCCATGCTCGCTTCAGGGAAATACCGTCTTCTTTCTTGAAAATATAATACCGGTCGAGCATGAAGTTATAGAAGTCATTGGAAGCGCCAAGCATTCGTGTCGGAATATAATCGTCATAGCGATGCTTATTTGCCTCATAGACATCCTTGCAGTGCCATGCAATACCGCCAAGTTCAAAATCGGTCTTGGCGTAGAGTTCAGAATATCTTTTCTGAGGGACTTTCTCACCTGTGGGCACCACATCGATCAATCGACGAATCAAACCGGACTTCGCATCGGTGATTTTGACAGGCTTGTTTGTGGCGAGAATCAGGAAGCTCTTGAATTGATTGGCATAAGCACTACGGAACTTCTCATTGACCATCATGGTCTCATGAGATACCAACGAGTTCAGACGAGTATTGTCCTCGATTTTGGACAGGTTACCTTCATGCTGAATTGCGATTAGAGGGTTCGCTTTGAAAGCTTCCAGTGAGAACGCATTAGATGCTGAACCCAGCGCCTGAGAATCGAATGCTGCATAATATCCAGTAAAGAGCTTCTGGATGATGTTCAGCACTGTGGATTTACCACTACCGGGCGGACCATAGAGAACCATGAACTTCTGAATTGTCTTGGAATCGCCATTGACAATAGAACCGATACACCACTCGATTTTCTCTCGCTCCTCTGGAGAATAGAGTGTCTGCATCAGCTCATCATAGGCGTCAATGTTCCCCGGTTCCAGCACATAAGGGAGTCTCTTGGATGCATAGCTTTCCTTCTTGACCGGAGTGTTCGCAAATATCAGCTGTTCATCCAGCGTGTGGTAGTTATCCCGCATCTGACGCTGGCAATACTTATGCCAGTTGTCAATCATGCCAGACTCAGCGTCCCACATGTGGAGCACCCGGTAATTATCCAGATGCTCCTTGTGTTCGTTCGTGTAAATATCCAACTCATGGTCAATCAGTTGAAGTGCATCCTGTTCGTCAACGCTCCACAATCCTCGATCTTCCAGCCAGATAGCGTAGAAATCAGAACCCCGAATCATCAAGTCCTTGGACTTTTTGATGATGAATTTGGGATAGATTTCGATTACACCGCGTTTTCCCGTGCGCGTTGCAATCATCAGGAAATCAATCATTGGTAACTGACTTCCTCCTTTCTACGAGGTCTGTATCAGACATCTTTTTTCGTGACACTCGCCTTGCCATCGCAGCAAATGTCCTTTTCAAACTGCATCTCTGCGAGTTCTGCTTCGGCAGCATCGGCGCGTTCCTTTTCAGCCCTGCGCTTCTTCTCGCTTTCATCCAGCATCTTGCAGGCAGTCCAGAACAGACCAATGGTGCCTACCAGCAGCAGGTTCTTGCCGAAAAGCTTGCCCCTCTGGCGGCGAATCACCTTCTGGGCGGCATCCAGTGCCAGCTGAGTCTGTGCGAGTTCGTAATAAATGTTATTCATAGTCACTTTTCCTCCAATAATTAAGGTCTGCCAAAATCAGCCGACCAATGTGTTCGGTATTCCTACATGCTGTAATTCGCATCAAAACGACGGAATCATGGAGAACTTGCTCTATTATACCTTCCATCGGGATGCATATTTTCGATACGTACACCATCACATGTTGCTTTCGTTGAGATACGCCATCAGCTGATACCAAATATCTAACTGTCGCATATCCACGTTCGGGCTTATTAAAGTAAAGAGCCCACCAGCTCCATTCGGCTGATAGGCTCTCTGATTGAAACGGTCGATGATAAATTGAGCGCGACCCTCGTTGAACCGAGCATCATCCATAGCTGCCAGCCCAAGACTAACAACCATGTTCCAGAACCATTGCCCCACTCGGTTTCCTGCTTCAGAATCTGCCATGATATGCTCTTCGATGCGGATGGAAAGCCCCACCATCATCTCCAACATACTACATGGCATTCCGCTCGTTGCACTGTTCAACGCTGCATATGGGATACTTTTTTCCTGAGCGAATCGGTAGCGCAAGTCTCGCCCATCTTCAGCACGACTCGCATCCATCTCACAAGATGGAATAAAGTCTTGCTGAAATAAAAACGCAAGCAGCTTGTGGAAAGAAAGGTTTCTGGGTTCCCATCTTCCGCAAACCGTTTCACGCAGCCAGTCAAAATACTGACTGGTCATATCGTTGAATATCATTCATACTCCTCTCCGGAGTTAGGATACAAGTCCGCATACTTATTGCGCACCTTCAGAACTTCGTAGTCCTTCCGGTAGTTGTGATTACGGACATGGACAAGATCAGGCTCTTCTGCTCCAAAATTATCCAGAGCCTTAGGGCCAATCACCTTTTCAATGTCCTCTACCCTGCTCCCATCACTATCATAAGTCAGGATGCCGTCTGCATAGTAGGTCAGGAAGCTGGTTTCGTAATCGTCCTCGTTACCGAACTCGTCGCTCGGAATAATCTCAATAGCCTCCATCGGCTCATGGGTCGGCTTCTCAGAATCTTCCTCCTGACGATACGGGCCGCTCACGAGATCGTACGCCTTTTCGTTTGCCCGCTGCTCGATGGTCGTATCCAGTTCCTGCTCACGCTGCTTAAAATGATTCCGAGCGTCCTCGACCAGCACATCTGCTTGCTTCTTGTAAGTATCGCGCATCAGGAAGTGCATCGTGGCAACACCAGCAGCAAATCCGCCTACAAATATCAAGGCATCACGCATCAGTTTTTTCATTGGTTTCTTCTCCTTTAATCGTCATCATGGTGAAGGCCAGTCCTCCAAAAAAGAGCGAAACACTCATGAGAACCCCTCCAACCAGATGCCGCTTTCGTTTCGTGTCGGTCAAATAATCGAGGAATAAAAACACCGATTCCAAACCGTCCATAAATATCCTTTCACTCAGAAAGGACTGCCAGACCGGATACGAAGCACACTCCGGCCATGGCTGCAAATACATAGGAAAGAGTCTTTACGTATCTGGTCATAGCTTGTCCTCCAAAATATCAGTTAGATTTTGTCGATGATGATGCCATCACAGTTGAAGTGCAGAATGACAGAACGCTCCTCGCCACGGAGGAAGCTCTTCAGTGCCTCATCGCTCGATTCAAAGCTCGTGAGGCCGAAATCCACATGGTTGTGCAGCGAAGTGTCGTTCGGATTGTATACCCAGCCAACGACCTGGCCAGTAGGAGTGCGCAGAGATTGACCGCCGTGCGTGCCAATCATGGTGAGCACCTCATTCAGGAACAGATGCCCCTGAGAACGCAGTTTCTTGTTCGCTGCAGACTCCATGAGGAGCAGATAGTTCCGATTCAGGTCGGCATCCCGCTCCCACGTGTCCACAGTTTCATCGAAAATCAGAGTGCACGGATCATCTGCCTGCTCAGCGATATCCTTGTACTCTTTGATGACCTCCTCTACACCGTTCTCATCGACCTTCTTGGTTTCAACCTCCACGGCCTTAACGTTCTGCTCCAGTTCATGCTGCACCCGCTCGCCAAAGCGGTCGGCGACGCGGTTCTTATAGCCGTTGAAAGACTGCTCCAGCGCGATGTAGGCGGCCGTCAGCGTTGCATTCCGCTTCGTCATGATATGATGACTGCCGAACATGCAACCGAGAGATGCTGCGCCCAGACCAATCGCAGGTGCATACACCTTTGCGAGCTTCATGCCGGTCTTAATGTAAGTCGTGGTGATGTCCTTCGTCAGGTCTTCCTTAGTGTAAGTCTCACCTTCCGACAGCTGAATTTCCCCGGAGTCCACCTTATCTTTAGTCTCGTGGATTTTCTCCATATTGGCCTTGTGCTCGGCCAGAATATACTGTGCCTTCAGGGTCGCCTTGCAGGCCAGAACGGTTGCAGTTACGCCACCGATTGCAGCACCAACCACCATGATGGTCGGGCTTGCTTTTTTCAGCTTGAATGCAGTCTTAGACAACATCTGCGTTGCCTTAGTCATGATTTCTTCCTTTTTCATAAAATATCAGTCCTTTCAATTAGTTCAGAGGAACAGGTTTCGGAAATACGATGGTGTAACCGCCCGGAACGCCCTTGATAGATGCAGGCCCAAGGTCATACCATCCATACTTGCAGTCCTGATAATCACGAGCATCACGGGTAATTCCCACAACATCGTAAAAATCAGCAATCGTGACCTGTCCGTATTCGTGGAGCGCATGGCCCATCTCGTTCAAAACATCATTCGCATCGGCATCGCTATCGAAGGTGATGTTCTGCCAGTCCAGCCGGTTCGGGCGATAGTTGTTCTGCGGAGGACGGCTCTGGTTTGCATTTGCGTAGTAGCTGCTATAGCTGTTACGCTGCTGAGAATATCCGCTCGTATTGGTGCGGGAACGATCAACACCAAACAGTGCGATATTGACTGCAGAGCACACCATGTTCTTGATACCGGGCAGAATATAATCCGTCCACAGCTTTTCACGAATCGTCTGCAGGTCTTCTGCAAGAAAGTTATGCGCCAGCTTCTGGATCTCGCTCTCCTGCTTGATGGTCACCTTACCGGTCGTGACCTTTTTCAACTGTTTCTTAGGCGGCTCGCCAGTGGAGTTGATGCTGCTGGAAGGCATTTCGATTTTAGCCATTGGCCATACCCTCCTCTGCGTATTGGAAGATGGTTTCGCCGATATCCTTTGCGGTCTCAGGCAACCAGGCAGTGCCAAAGGTCTTGCCGGTCGTCTTGTCTGTAATGCTGATGATAACCTTTTTCACACCCTTGATAGTGGTTCCGGTGTCCACACGGAGCCGGTAATCCTTCAGAATATCCTTATAGTGCTTCTTAAACATCACCTTGATGTAAGCCTTATCCCCGGCAATGCCAACAGCCACACCCGCAGCAAAGATGCCACCGATTACTGCAGCCTTTTTCCAGTTGAACTTTTTGTCGTTTTTCTTTTCCATGGTAATTCTCCTTTGTAAAAATAAAAGGAGCCGCAGATTTCTCCACGGCTCCATTGCGGCTGTCCAACAGATTATTCTTCGTCGGTTTCCACCACTTCTGCTTCGATGGGCTCGTCCTTCGCCTTCTTGCTGTCAATCCAGTTCTTTGCCTTGTAGCACAGCGGAACGAGTACGTGCTTGCAGAGCAGCTCAGCGCCCTTGTAAGCTGCGGCACCAGCCAGCATGAATACTGCCGTCTTGCCAAAGCTACCAGATGCGCTCGACATCTCCGCATGGTTCTCGTCCACACTGGGCACCAGGTTATCGACCTCCGGCATTGCATCCGTCAGGTTCTCAGTCATAGCGTCCATGTTGTTCATCATTTCGTTTTCCATAGTGATTCTCCTTTAATTAAAATATAAATGTCGGAGTATACCTCCATAATAATCGGTGAAATTTTCGCGAATCAATAGCCCAGCCACTTCGGAGGCGTGCTGTAGTCCAGAACCATGCAAGGCATTCCGTCCTCGTCCAGCTTGGAACTGTAGAATGTTTCAATGGTCAGCGTGGAATCCGTATCCCAGCCCAAAAGGTCGACGTTCTTGGCGTGCTCCAGTCCC